CCCTTTACGGAACATTTTTGAAGCAGTACTTCCAGATGATTTGCGAAACATTATATAATAGAATTATATTATTATTCTTCATCAATTATTAATTCATCCCATCCATCAAATAATCGTTGGGTATTCACATTGATAAACAAATACTTATAGGGTTCATCAAATACTATCTTCGCAATGTCGTTCATATATTTCGCTTTACTTTCTACCACTTCATCCATTATGGTTGAGAGTTCTTGTTTACTCACTCGGAAACAAAAAATATTGCTAAACAGTTTCCGAATATCCTTCTCTATAGAATACCAAGTCTGAACCAAGAATATAACTGTACATCTCAAATGACGGCGATTGAATATTAACTCTTTGAGCAACTGCTTCACATCACCGTTCTTCAAGTACGCTGTCATATCATCAAAGATAATGCAGTTGTTATATTTCTTGTCTTCATCTTTGATTGTTGTCATTACACTCTGTAGGTTCTCATAGTTCAACTCCTCGTAGCATTGCTCCTGTGGTATCTTCTCAAAAATATTATCTTTCATAGAGGCTCTTGAGTGGCTGGGTTGAAACAAATAAATATTATGAAATACTTTACGAAATACTTTGGGGCTCTTGAAGAAGCTGTATAATAATGATGTTTTGCCGGAGGCTGGGCGACCTATCATTAGGTTAGTTTCGTGTGAGTTTAAGAACTTGGTCAATTCAAAATTATTGAGTTTCTCGTGTAAGCCACCGTCACACACCATTTCGCATTTTGATAATGAGGGAGCATCATTTCTCTTTTTGGTTATACTCATATTTATACTATATGAATATAAAAATATTCTCTCTTTAATTAAGCATCCTAAAGTAAGACACGTCCTGATTTATCTATGGGTATAAAATGCAATACAAGAACCCACGCTCCCAAACTGGGATAATCAATTGGGGTCGCATCAGCGGTCTGAACTAGGATTGTAAATTGGTTCAAACTGGGGCGGGTGTTTATATACATTGGAGGTGCCGTTCCATCTTCGGCGTGTAAAGCACTTACAGCTCCATAGATATAAGGATAAGCAACCCCAAGGATATTACTTGACTGTGCCGTTGTGCGACCGTTGATAGCAGACGCTATAAAAGTATTTGAAGCGGAGAACAAGTCAGAGGAAATCAAACATACCTTACCCGTGGCAAGGGACATATTCGCAGTATTGAATGTATAGTGAACCTTGTAATTTCTATCGGGGAGAACCGACCAATCAAAGTTGAAAACTGCTTGTGCCGTGGTTCCAGTTGACAAATTAGAGTTTAAAACAATACTGAATGTTTCATCTGTGTTGGTAGGGTAAGAGATGGTATTCTGTACTTCAAAGTTTTTGAACATATTATATATTTGGTTTATATTTTAATTTTAGGACAAAATAAAATATACCGATACATTATAATGCCTCCTAAAAAGCAAAAAGTCAAAGTTCGCAAATCATCTAAAAGTGGCGGCGGAAAGGGCGTCAACATAAAGATTGTCATTGACCAATCTAAAAAAACCAAAGGCGGGGTTGGGGTAGCCCCTAAACCATCTACCGGAATGCGACAACTCCCTGCATTTAGTGTTATGCCTCAAGGCTCGTCTTTCTTGGGTGCTAGTTTCCCAGCAAGACAAGACCCTGCCGTTGATATCAATGTCCTCGGTGACAAAATATACAACAATCTATTAGCGGAGGGTTATCGTCGTGAGCAATCCGCTCGTGGCTTTGGTAGTTTTCAAAATGCGGGACAACAGCTAAATCAAATGTTTGACGGTCAATACCGTGTGGGTCGTAATAACATTCCCATTATTTCGCAACCTGAAGAAAGCAATACAAGTAAAGCAATTGATTATGCAGTATTTGATTACCCCCAAACAAACAATCAAATCCTCGGTAACAAACTGAATAACCGTGGGTCAATGCTTCCAGAGATTAATGAAAATACAATTGGAGCTTTGAATGAGGATGAACGCCGAGATAATGATTTAGACAATCTTGTATTACACGAGAAGAAGAGCAAAGAGGAGGCTGTTGTTGAAAGCGCTTTGGACGAGGAATTGCGTGAAGAAAACGACGACAACGAAGAGTTTGTGTTACAAGAGATTACTTCTCCACGAGGACAAGAACAACGAGTGATTGAACTTGCTCTTCAAAATGAAGAAAACGAATACGTTGGGAAAACATTATCTCCATCAATCAAAAAATTATTATACGAAACATATCCGTTACCACCTTATCCATCAAAAAGCTCCAAAATAGATGAACTCAAAGAATATATTAATTTCATTAATCAATCATTTGGCACTAAATATGAAACCAACTTTAAGGGTAAACGTGCGCAAGAAGATTTGAGGCGAATTATTCGGGTTGCACTTTTAAGAGAATACGATGATTTGATGGGTTAACCATTATTTATATTAGGTGGTGGTGGGTGGAGGGTGGAGGGTGGATAGTTTGTTTTGACCCTGGGCAATAATAGGTGGTTTTATCATTGTTTTTTATAACTTTTGGTGAGTTTTGAACTTTTATTCAAGAAAAAATGTTTTTTTTGTGGAAAGTCCTACCGAGTTGAAAAGCACTATCCACCCTCCACCCTCCACCACCCTCCACCTTTTATTAAACTTAATTTAGTAAAGGTTAGATATCCACCAATTCCAAGTTTATTTAGGCGATAATTATTTAATTTCGTAAATTATTATCTTTGTATTATTATATTATGGATTTCACAGACGCCCTCAAAGAAAAGCGACCTCACCTTTCCACCAATTCCCTGAAGACATACAATTCTTGCCTCCGAACCATTTACAAGAATTGCTTCCCCAACGATAAGGAGGCTGATGCATCCAAGTTCAGTACCGAGAACAAAAAGGTGAGCGATTACATTAACTCCAAACCTTTCAATGTGAGAAAGACAATACTTGCTTCACTCGTATGCATAGCCCCCGATGTGAAAGATTACAAGGAGAATATGATTAGCGACATCAAAGAGTACAAGGAGGAGATTGACAAGCAAGAAGAAAGCGAAACACAGAAGGAGAATAACATAACCACCGATGAAATCCGCACGGTATTAAGTGAATTGAAACGCCAAGCGGATGCTATTTACAAGCGCAAGTATATCAACAACGACGACCTACAGAAACTCCAAGACTATATCTTGGTGTGCCTATTGGGCGGTTTTTACATTGTCCCTAGGCGAGCATTGGATTATACGGAAATGAAAATCCGCAATGTTGGCGCCGACGACAATAAGATTGAAAAGAGCAAGTTGATATTCCACAAGTTCAAGACTGCGAAGTTCTACGGCAAACAAGAGATTGATATGCCGGTACAACTTAAAAACATTCTCACGAAATACATCAGCGTAATTCCAGAGCACATAGAGTATTTGCTCTTCAATGTAAACGGTGCCAAGTTGAACTCGGTTTCTCTTAACCAACGCCTCAACAAAATATTCAACGGAAAAATCAGCATCAATGCATTGAGGCACGCATTCTTAACCGACAAATATGCCGCCACAATGAAAGAGCAGAAGAAGATGGACGAGGATTTAGCAGAGATGGGCTCTTCATCAGCTCAAGCCAAGACGTATGTCAAATTAAATTAGATTATATAATTTATTTTTTTAATAATAAATTATATGAATTGCTTCCAGAGATTTATGAATTGGGTAAACCAAGAACACATCCCCGACAGCGAAAAAAGCATTATCCGAGATTTGAAAACAATTGGAGTTATTCAAGAATAATTAAATAACTTTAGGCATTTCGTCCATTTAGCCGAGTTTTTTATCTTTCAGTAATATATAAGAATGTCTGTTTATTCTATTACTTGTGGCGAACTCACTTATTACGGATGCACCACGCAACCATTATTTCAGCGCAAAGCAGAGCATAAATACTGTTATAAAAATAGACCAAACAAATATCGCTCGGCTCGTGTATTCGCAAAAGCAGATGAAACTAATTCAAAAGTGGTTATGACTTTGGTCGAGCAAGTTGCCGGTTCACTTGAACAATTGATTGAAAGAGAGAAATGGTTTATTGCGAATAACGAGTGTGTCAATCGTAAAGCAATAAGTTTAGAAGAAAGAAACAAGCGTCGTCGCCAAAAATATTTAGCGAATAAAATAAAATCTTTGGATAATGTATAATAATGTCTTCTCCAGGTAAAGGATTTCGTATATTCCAAGAAGGGTTGCTTGGTAAAAAAGAAGCTAGAAAAGCTGTGAAGTTAGAGAAGAAAACCAAAAATTACTTTGAGGGCAAGAAGAAAGGTAGTTTTACTGGGGACTTGATTAACTACGGGGTGCCCGCCTTGACGGGTGCCGTCGGTGGTGCTCTCGGTGGT